AGATATTACTGATAATCAAACAGGAACCATTAAAATGACTAATGATACAACAGGAACTTTTGACAACACAAAACATACCATAAAATGGTTTTATACAATAACTATTCAGAACAGTGATTATACTTCGCAAGTTGACCCTGGGGACCTTATTAATATTGAAAATGCAGCTAATGATACATTTGTCAATAAATATTTATTAGTAAACAGTATCAAATTAGTTGGAGATAATACAATCATAAAAGGTCATACTAATGATATGATATTAGGCAATGACTTAGACATTGTAGCAGCTAATAATTTTAAATTAGTATTTGGTCAATTTTCAGGAAGTGATGTTAACGCAGCTTGGACTGAAAGAATAGGTTATGCTTTAATTGAAGATATAACTTTGAAAATTTCACAAAATGTAATCGATAAGCAATATGGGACTTGGATGGATATTTGGAGTGAATTATCATGTCCTAAGAATAAGAAAAAAAGTTTAGACAGAATGGTAGGTGAAAAAAATAGATTACAACTTATTAACAACGCTATAGAAGGAAGAATCCTATATATACCCTTACAATTTTGGTTTTGCACTAATCCTGGTCTTGCATTTCCGTTAATTGCTTTGGGTCTTGAGAAAATGAAAATAGACATTAATATAAGAAAATTTGATGGTCTAGTAATACCTGTTAATAACACTACAGGGAAGAGATACAAAGGAATAACAAGTTTTAGTCCAGAGGTTCCAGAATTACTTTCATGTGCTATTTTTGTTGATTATGTATACTTAGACAAAGAAGAAAGAAAATTATTTGTTAATGGAAAACAGGAATATCTCATAGAACAATTACAAAGTATTCAAGATATAACTGGGGGATACATTAAAAGTAGTAGTAGTGCTATTTATCAAGAATTAAAATTTCATCATCCCGTTAAAGAACTTGTTTGGATTTTTCAAGATAAAAATTATGCTACTAAAAGAGGAAATATATTAGACGACAATGGTAATATTATAGGAAGAGCTAATTCTTGGTTCAAGTATAATCATAATCCTTCAGAAACTTTAGCTCAAGCTGGTGATTGTACATTAGGAAGTAATGGAACCAAATGGAACGGTGTTTACAATGATTTTTTATCAAGAGAGAAAGATAATGATATATTCATACATGGAGAAGAAAGAGTGTTCGCTAGAGGGGGGAAATATTTTTCTGTGGTTCAACCTTATCAACACCATAGAAATTCCCCTGATAATGGTATTTATCTCTACAGTTTTGCATTAAGACCTGAAGATTATCAACCAAGTGGTACTTTAAATTTTTCAAGATTAGATAACTTTAAACTAAGATACAAAATAGAGCCTAGGAATAGTGGTATTTTATTAGGTAAAAGTTTATTTTTAAGTGTTTATGCTAAAAATTATAATGTGTTAGCTTTTGAAAATGGTAAAGCAGGTATTTTATTTTCAAATTAATTGAATACGTAGATTTCTTCAAAAATTTTTTCTTTGTATTTATTATATAATATGGGTGGTGGTTTAATGCAATTAGTAGCCTATGGGGCTCAAGATATTTATCTAACAGGTAACCCACAAATTACCTTCTGGAAACTAGTATACAGGCGCAATACAAATTTTGCAATAGAATCAATTGAACAAACATTCGCGGGTGCCGTTGATTTTGGTAATAGAGTTACTTGTTCTATTTCTAGGAATGGTGACTTGATTAGTAAAATGTACTTAGTTGCTACATTACCTGCTTTAACCGTACAAGAAACAGCTAGTCCTATTGCAACTCCTGGTGACGCAGCAGTACTAGAATATACTATTGGCAATTTAACAGCTGGTATTACTAATGTTATTGGTACTAATTCTGCACAATCTATGCATTCAGTAAGTGCATCGTGGACCGAACATGTAGGTCACGCTTTGATCGACGAAGTTATTGTTGAAATTGGAGGTCAACTAATTGATAAACATTATGGTGTTTGGCTTGAAATTTGGAATGAACTTACATTGTCCTCTGACAAAGAAGAAGGAATGGATGAACTTATAGGTCCTAAAAAACGACATCAATTACCAATGTCTGCTAAAAATGAAAGAATTATTCATGTTCCTCTTCAGTTTTGGTTTAATCGTAATCCAGGGTTAGCTTTACCTTTGATTGCTTTGCAATATCATGAAGTCAAAATTATTATTCAACTTAAAGAATTAAATCAATTGTGTACTATTGTCTTAGATGGTAGAGGAGTTCAAAGTAATTGTAGATCAGATTGGGTACTAGACACCGATAATGTATTGTCTCAATTTCCAAGTTCTTTTATGGGACTAAATGACAAAAATACAGCATCAGGATGTAGAATTCAAGGGACAGGAGCTACTGTAAAGACTAGTAAACCTCTTAAAAATTGTCAATTATGGGTAGACTATGTTTATTTAGACACAGAAGAAAGAAGAAGGTTTGCTCAACAATCCCATGAATATCTTATCGAACAATTACAATTCAATGGCGCTACTAGTACACCTAGTACAGCTACTACAGAAGTTACAGGAACTTATAGAATTAATTTTAATCATCCAGTAAAAGAATTAGTTTGGGTGTATCAAGATAAGAATAGATGTTGTCCTACTGTAGCAAATATTACTAAGAATTCATGGTTTAATTTTGGATGGAATGACCATAATTTAGTCTACCCTGGGTACCTTACAGATGCTGCAACTGCTAATGTTACAGCAAAAAATAATTTAGCAGCTAATCCTTTTATTTTAGATTGTGTTAATGGGGCAGACATGCCTTTAGGAACATGTGGAACACCTAAAGATGGAAGAGTTCATGATTTCTTATCTAATAGTTATACTAACAAAATTCAACTTAACGGACATGATCGCTTTGCACCAAGACCAGGTAATTACTTTAGATGTGTACAACCTTACCAACATCATACAAAAGTTCCTGAAAGTCAAATTTATAATTACAGTTTTAGTCTTAGACCAGAAGAACATCAACCAAGTGGTACATGTAATTTTTCGAGAATCGATAATGCACAATTACAATATTCGTTGCAACCCATGATTCTACCGGCAGATGCTGAAAAAGGTTTAAGTCCTAATAATGAAAGTTATGCACCAACTCTTAATTTAATGATGTTTGCAACTAATTATAATGTACTCAGAGTTATGAGTGGTATGGGAGGTTTAGCATATTCTAATTAAATTAATAATTAAAAATTTTCTATAGGAAATAATATTTCTCGCAGAAGATTTTTATTTTTTTTGTTGACTATTACTAAATGGGTGGTGGTATGATGCAATTAGTTGCCTACGGGAAACAAGATATATACTTAACAAGTAAACCAGAAATAACTTTCTGGAAATCAGTATACAGAAGGTGTACTAATTTTGCTATTGAATCAATTGTTCAAGATTATAGGGTAACTCCAAAATATGGTAACGAAACTAATTTTGTTCTTACAAGAGATGGTGATTTAATCAATAAAATGTATCTTACATTAACATTACCAGCTCTTACACTTAACGGTAATACTAGCACTAATGATTCTGTTGTATTAACATTTGACCACACTAAGTTAGCCGATGGTTTAGCTCAGATTAATGACGGTAATGGTAAAACTTATTTTACAGCTGCTTGGACTGAACATGTTGGACATGCACTTATTGACGAAGTAAGTATTTTAATAGGAGGACAACTTATTGATAGACATTATGGTATTTGGATGGAAATATGGAATGAACTTACAGTTCCTGACAGCAAAAAGAAAGGATACGATCATATGATTGGTTACAAAAATAGAAAAGACCTTCCTTATGGAGCTGTAACTAAAAGAAAATTACAAATACCTCTCAATTTTTGGTTTAATCGTAACCCCGGCCTAGCCTTACCTCTAGTTGCCTTACAATATCACGAAATAAAAATTAATGTTAGATTTAGAGAGTTTACTGCTTTACCTATCGTGGTTATTAATCGCTCTGATACAGGTAATAAAGTTTCTAATAGAATTGACCTCAATTATATTCAAGGTTTAAGAGCTCAATTTAAAGATAACCACAGACCTAGTATAGTAGGAAACTTTACACCTAAAATGCAAGATCTTAAATTATGGGTCGATTACATATATCTTGATACTCCAGAAAGAAGAAATTTTGCTATGAATGAACACGAATATCTTATCGAACAACTTCAGTATAAAGGAATGGAAGATACTTTACAATTAGAGGCTGCTAATGAAATTGGTAATTTTTTGAAATTAAGGTATAATCACCCAGTTAAAGAAATAATTTGGTGTTTACAAGACCCTATTTCAAAATGTCCTCAGAAATCTAATGGTATTTACGATATGTCAAAAAATGCTTGGTTCAACTTTGGATATAACAAAGACGACATAGTAAGATTTTTAGGAGATAATGCTAATAGTATTACTATCAACAGTATAAGTAGTGCTGATATGCCTTTAGGAACTTGTGGAACTAATACTGATGGAAAAGAACACGATTGGATAAGTAGAGAAGACAAAAATGGAATACAAATTAACGGTCAAAATAGAATAGCACCTAGGGGAGCTGAATATTTTAGATATACTCAACCTTTACAACATCACACTCATGTTCCAGATAATCAGATTTATGTTTATAGTTTTTCTCTCAATCCAGAAGAACATCAACCTAGTGGTACTTGCAATTTTTCAAAATTAGATGAAGCTCAATTACAATTTTACCTTAGTAAAAATACTGGAATAACAAGAACCTTAAAACTAATAGTTTTTTTTACAAATTATAATGTTTTCAGAGTAACTGGAGGAATGGGAGGTTTAGCTTTTGCGAATTAATACGTTAAAAAAAATGGTTTTTTTTTCATTCTTTTAAGTAAAGAATGGGTGGTGGTCTAATACAATTAATAGCTTATGGAGCTCAAGATGTTTATTTAACAGGTAATCCTCAAATAACTTTCTGGAAAATAGTATATAGAAGATGTACTAACTTTTCTATGGAATCAATTGAACAAACCTTTTCTGGAGTAGCAGATTTTGGAAGTAAAGTAGAATGTAATATCGCTCGTAAAGGAGATCTTATTGGTAAGATGTACCTAGTTGCAGATTTGCCAGCTTTAGCTGTTCAAGTATCAGGTTCAGCTGCAGGAACTACAAGCGGGACTGTAAGATTAACTTTTAATTACACAAACTTAACAGCAGGTATGCAAAGTCGTTCTGGTACTAACAACCAACCAGACTATTCCGCAGCATGGACTGAACATGTCGGACATGCTTTAATTGATGAAGTAACAGTTAGTATAGGAGGTCAAGAAATAGACAAACATTACGGATTATGGTTAGAAATTTGGAATGACCTTACACAAACAGCAGAAAAAGAATACGGTTATGATAAAATGGTAGGAGAAGCAAAAAGAGAAGAATTACCTTTTAATGCTGTCGAAAAAAGAACTTTACACATACCACTTCAATTTTGGTTCAATCGTAACCCAGGATTAGCAATACCTTTGATAGCTTTACAGTATCATGATGTTAATATTAGTCTTAAATTAAGAGATTTTGATAGTCTTGCTATTGTTGTTTATAATAAAGGCAATACAACTAGTATAGGTAATGCCCAAGGTATTAGAATACAACATCAAAATGCTAAAAATAAAATAGACCCTTCAACTTATGTTAATATTGTCCCTGGTGATGAAAGAGAAGCAAAACTTTCTAATTGTCAATTATGGGTTGATTACGTGTATCTTGATACAGACGAAAGAAGACGCTTCGCTCAAAAGAATCATGAATATTTAATCGATCAATTACAATTTACTGCAACTGAAGAAATTCCTTTTGTAAACGATGTGTCTAATCACACTTATAATCTTGGATATAATCATCCAGTAAAAGAACTTATTTGGGTTGTACGTGACGAAAATTATAGAGCTGTTAAAGGAATAGGAGAAAAAAATGGTTGGTTTAATTTTGGTTATAACACATTTTCTGCTACCCCTAGTGGAGACGCATCGACTGATACTTACATAGCACCTACATTATACAGTGCAGATGCACCAGAAGGTACCAGAGGTACTGTAGCTAATGGTAGAAGCAGTGATTGGTTAGCTAATACTTACACTAATAAATTTATACTCAATGGTCACGACCGTTTAGCTCCTCGACCATCTAGTTATTATAGACTCGTACAGCCTTATCAACATCACACTAAAGTACCAGATGGACATGTTTATAACTATAGTTTTAGTATTAAACCAGAGGAACATCAACCAAGCGGTACACTTAATTTTTCAAGAATTGATTCAGCTGAAATGGCTTACAGTATTATTGGACCACCTAGTGCACCTACTGGTAAAGACGGCGGTATGGCCGGTAATAATAGTCTTGAAGTTGGATTGACTCTTCATGTATTCGCTAGGAATTATAATGTACTAAGAGTTACTAGTGGTATGGGAGGTTTAGCTTTTGCTAATTAAGTATAAATAAAATATTTGTTTTTAGTATATGGACATTTGTAAACTAAGTAGTTCAGGTTCTTTACAATATTATGTACAATTATTAATAGGTTCTATCATATGCGGTACAGGTTTTATAACTAATAGCGAAACAACTGTTATAGGTAGTATGCTTATATCACCTATTGGTGGTCTTATTATGAAATTTGGAAAAGAAGGATTTAAAAGAAAAGAAAGAATTAAAATTAATTCAAAAGGACAGTTGATGGAATTTAAATTGATAGCTATGTTTGTAGTACCAATTCTTGTAGGATTTATTTGTGGTTACATGTTTAACCAATCCACGGGTACAGACGTAGTAGAAGGAAGAGGTAAAACATTAGTTCAAGATCCTAAATTGTTAATAGCAAGTGCTGTAATAGCTGCTTCAGCTGGTGTTCTATTCAATTGGGGAGATAAAATAACTATGGTAGGTATAGGTATTGCTACTGCTTTGCTTCCTCCTTTGGTTGCCGTAGGATATTCTTTAGGAAAAGAAATTAAAACTAACAAAAGTATAGATGTAAAATTAGGTATTAATGATGCTATGGCTAGTGCAGGATTATTCGGTATTAATTTTATGGCTTTGTATTTAAGTGTAATACTCTTCCAAAGAAAATGCTAAACGCGTTCAAAATAAATACTAATATTTTTTTAAAAAAAATGTTAGTATCTATTAAATGTCAATAGCTAGGAAAAAGTTAAATACTATTAATAGAAGAAAAAAAGCTTTAGAAAATTTAGGAAAAAACACAAGAGTAGATACTATATGGAATATGTTACTGGCAGCTTATGTTGGACATGAATTCAGTAAACTTTTTACGAATCGTAAAAACAATTCATTAAAGAAGGAAATTAAAAATAGATTGAAAAGTATACCTCCACAAACATTAACTGATCATTATAATGGTAGAGATTTAGTTAAATGGGAGTGTGGAACTAACACAATTGGTAGTTATATATTTAACAACTTTATTAAAGATAGAATTAGTTTTAATTATGTTAAATTTTGTTTGGACCAAGGATATATTCAAAAGGATAATAATGATAATATTATAAACCCACTTTATAGTCCCCCTCGCTTTAATTTTAATATTGTTAATTCGAATAGGATTAATATTAATAGACGTAATATTGATAGACGTAATCCTGTTAATCCGAATGATCCATCTTCGTCTTTGTTATTTGGAAAAGCAAATGATTGGAAAAAATTTAAAAAATTATCAAGAAAAGAAAAAAATTATGAAAAATGGAAAGCAAGTACAGGAAGAACTTATCAGAAACAAAAATTAATAAAAGGATTTGGTTTATTTTTAAAGACTCTTGGGATAACTTTTGGTTCTAGGCTCATTGTTGACACTATTAATGAAATTAATAATTGTATTTTATACAATGTCCAAATGGATATTGATTATAGAAGTGTAATAAATATTCCCAGAAATTATGGTCGAAGAAGAGGGATGGGGTTTGGGAGAAGAGATAAAAAAAAAATAAATAAAATAGTAAATGAACTTGATAAACTTAAAAAAGAAGAAAGAAAACTTAAATTACAATTTAGAAAAAATATTAATAAAGGTAAAATAAAGAAAAAAATTGTACAAGTTAGTAAAAAAAGACAATATTTAAATTTATTGTTAGCTTTAGCGGCTGGAATTATAACACCAATTGTTTTCAAAAACTACATATTTTCTGAAGAGCTATCAGAAATAATGGATCAGTTGAATTAATAATAATCTTATAAACTTTTTACACTTTTTAAAACTTAAAAGGTTTAAAACGTTTAAAAAAATATTGCTATATTGTAGAATGCCAAGAGGAGCCTTGATTGAATTAACCGCAAAAGGTCAACATGATCTTTATTTAACAGGGACACCTTCAATTACATTTTGGAAAACAGTTTATAGAAGACATACACCATTTTCAATGGAATCAATCGAACAAGTTTTCGATAATTCAATAGATTTCGGTAGTAAAACTAGTTGTACTCTTAAAAGATCAGGAGACCTTATTAATAAAATATACTTTGTATGCAAATTACCTGTATTAGAAACAACTGATTTTTTTTCAGGTGATCCACAAGATCCTTACACAAAAACAAATGCTTCTACTACTGATTATTTTTTCGACCCTTCATTTGATTATTGGATATGGAATAAATTAATAACTCCGATAGTACAATCAGCTGATACATGGGCTTTCGGGACTACTGATTTAGACAATTGGCCAGTAGAAGATACTATATCTTACACATCAGCTGCCTGGACAGAAAACGTAGGAAATGCTTTACTTGAAAAAATAGAACTTCAAATAGGAGATACTATAATAGATACACATTACGGTGTTTGGTTAGATATATGGGGAGAACTTTCTCAAAAAAAGAACATTAAAAATTCTCTTGAAAAAATTATAGGAACTAGTCAGAAAAGCGAATTACCTTATAACGGAAAAGAATCAAAAACTCTTTATGTCCCTCTTAGGTTTTGGTTTAATGAAAATCCTGGTTTAGCTTTACCTCTGTTAGCTTTAACATATAGTAATGTGAAGTTAAATTTTAAATTAAGAAAATTAGAAGAATTAGTTATAGCAGTAGCTAAGAAGAAACTTTTACAATACAATGCTGACACTAAAGACCAATTTTCATGGTCTCAAAGAATAAAGAACCCTAAACCTGTTTCTCCTTTGATTAGTAGTTCTTCAGTTTATG